ACAGAACAAGAAGAATCAAATTGGTATTTCAGTGGAGTTCCCACAGATAGTGGTAGAGGAACATGGGAAGAAGAAAAGTCTAAAAAAGATGATAGTGATTTACGGTTACTTGAAGCAATCGCTGTACAACATGAAGTAGATCATCTAAATGGAATAGTTTGTATGGATAGACAACGCAAATTAGAACCATTCAATATAGAAGAAAGTTTTGGTCGTAATGAAAAAGTTAGAATATCTGATGGTGTAAGGGTGCAGGTATTAAAATATAAAAAGGCAAAATCATTAATTGAAAGTGGTGATTGGAAACTTGTAATTAGCGGGTCAGTATCTTGAAAAACGTAAAGTCGATAAAATCTAAATTAAAGAAAATAATAACTGATGGCGTTAATGATGTTAATAAGACTGTACCTTGGGATGGTATGTATGATCATATTGTAGAAAAAATTATGATCATCGTTGAAGTTGGGGCTAAATGAAAAAGACACTGACTTTTGATGATGTTGGGATTGCCCCTAAGTATAGCGAAGTTTTATCCAGAAGTAATATAGACTTAACAACTCGTTTCACAAAAAATACTGAAATCTCAATCCCAATAGTTTCTTCACCAATGGATACCGTTACTGGTTATAAAATGGCGAAAGAAATGATGGAATGGGGTGGTGTAGGAGTTCTACATAGATTTAATACTATTGATGAACAATCACTTATGATGAAACGACTTCATAATGAATGGGATAAGTTTTTTGATATTGGTAAAGATTTTAGTTCATATGAAGAAATGTGGGAAAAGTGGAATAGTAAGTTCAGTGGAAATTTACTTAACCGACAACTCACTCCTAATAAAGATGATTGGGATGACTTAAAGGAAGATATGTTCTTTGTTGATGAAATGGAAGAGATGAATGAACGGTGGAGAAAAAAACCACTATGTGCTGCAATCGGTGTGATAGATGATTATGTAGAAAGAGCACAAGAATTAGTAGCTAACGGATGTAATGTACTACTTATAGATGTAGCGCATGGACATCACATATTAGTAAAAGATGCGTTAAGGAGATTAAAAAATGAAGTTAAAGGAACGTTTGAAGTCGTGGCTGGAAATATCGCCACATCGGAAGCAGCAAAAGATTTATGTGAATGGGGAGCAGATGGTCTTAGAGTGGGAATCGGAAATGGAAGCTTATGTGAAACCCGTATTAGAACGGGCGTCGGGATTCCGCAAGTTACTACTCTTATGGATATACTTCCCATCTCTGATAATTATAATGTCCCTATTAATGCTGATGGTGGCATTCGTAATATCGGTGATGTTTGTAAAGGATTGGCTTGTGGAGCTGATTCAGTCATGTTGGGGTCTTTGTTATCGGGCACTAAAGAAAGTCCAGGGAGTATCGAAAAAATAGGTCAATGGCCTAACGAACAGTTATTTAAAAAGTATAGGGGTTCTGCTTCGTTGGACTCTAAATTAGATAGAGGCGTAAATGAGAATGTGGAGGGAAATCATAAAATCATACCATACAAAGGTAAACTCAAAAGAATACTTAAAGACATTACGGATGGAGTTCGTAGTTCTTTCAGTTATGTTGGCGCTAACAATATTAGCGAGTTTCATAGTAAAGTAGAATTAGTAGAAGTCACATATGCGGGGATAGTGGAAGCTAAACCGCATTTATTGTAACACGAAAATAAGATGAAAAAATAATTATATCCTATTTATTTGATATTGGAGAATTTGATGGATAACGTACATGTATTGGAAGTATTAAAAAAATCAGAATTAGAAGAAAGTTGGGAAATGATTCAAGAATTGATTGATGAATTAACTCGAGAACTTGAGGATAGTATATTTGACGATTATGAGTCGGATATAGATATAGACGATGTATGGGGCTGATTAGGCTTCGATTGGTGTTTTTTGAAAAATAAGTGCAGTAGATGATTACTTACAATCACACGTCAATTAAATTGACAACTATACACAATACGCGTACGCCGCTTAGTCGTATGCCACCTATACCTAAGACACAGATATTAGGGATAAGGTGTCGCCCATCTGTAAGAACCTGAGACAACAGCAAATCTTCGTTGGTTAATTACTGAGCTACGACGAGTAATAAAAGAACAGATGTAGTTGACTTTGTTAGTGGGAAAGAAACTAAACAAACTGTGAATGACTTTTTGGATGATGCATTAAGACGGCGGTTCGATTCCGCCCAGCTCCACCAATTAAAAAATGAAAATGAAAACGTAAAACTGACAGGATAGCTGAATGACTGATAGACATATGCAATTACTTATATTTACTATAATAATATGCACCATTAATGGTTACATTTCAACAGAGGCTATTACTTCTAATAATAAAATCCATACAAATATAATTCATAAGTTACAATATGAAAATGGTATGTTGGCAGACTCACTGGAGTCTTTCAAAGAATACGGGATTGAAGTTGACGTTACTATGTATCAACCAGTATACCCCCAAACTGATATAACTCCTAATATCACTGCGGATGGGACTAAATTTAATACAAAAAAAGCATCTGAATATAGATGGGTTGCTTTATCTCGCAATCTATTAAAACGGTGGGGCGGTGAGTTTGACTATGGAGATTTTGTATTAATAAAAGGCACCACACATAAAGATGGGGTGTATCAAGTTAAGGATACAATGAACGCTAGATTCGTGAACGTGGTTGATATTTTAGAATCAATAACAGTTATGCCATATCGATACGATGATGTTCAACTCTTTAAATTAAATTGGATAAACTAAACAATAAGGAAAAACGATGGTTATAAATGAAACAATGACACCCGATCAGATTCAATCGAATTGGGATGAATTGATGGATGTTGTAAATAATAAGTTTACAGGGGAACGAAAAGATAATTTATTAAAATTATACAATCATTTCGAACAACGAATGATGTTTGCTCCTGCTAGTGGGGTTACGTATTATCATAGTGCATTTCCTGGTGGATACGTATGTCACGTGTTAAATATAACAAGGTTCGCTCTCAAACTAAAAGATATGTATGATGATATAGGCATGCACACTTCAGAATATTCAGAGGAAGATGTTATATTCTGTACATTACATCACGATTTAGGAAAAATAGGTAATATGGAGTATGATTACTACATTCCTAATGAGTCAGAGTGGCACCGTATAAATCAAGGTAAGCTCTACGACTATAACGATAAGATTCATCACATGACCGTAACTGACAGATCTATATGGTTGTTAAATCAATTTAATATTAAGATGTCTGAACTCGAGTATTTGAGTTTAAGATTGGCTGATGGTATGTATGAAGACGCTAATAAGGGTTATCTAATGGGTTATGGTGAAGGTAAAAACCTTAAAAGTAATTTACCGTATTTAATACACGAAGCTGATATGTTAGCTACTCGATGGGAGAAGGAACAATATATGTTTGGTGATAATCCAGGTATACCGTATGATGATATCTTATCAGGGGAAGTGGTATCCCATAAACAGTCTAAACCTAAAAAGGTGTCTAAGTCATACGCTAAACCTAAACAACTTAATATTAAGGATGATGAATTAAATCAACGAAGTAAAGATTTATTTAATGAATTGTTCGGGGATAAATAATGATGGTAGAAATACTAGTTGCTTTATGTACTATATTGGTCGTAACTTTATTGTATGTAGTATGGAACTTAATGAAAAAAACTGAATTGCTGGAGTCTTGGGTTGAGAGTTTCACTCAAGATATTAACAAGGTTAAAAGTGAGCTAGACAATATAGATTCTACAGGACACTTCGAAGCTGATGATGAAGTCGGGGCAATTTTTAATGAAATAAAAGATATTATAAATACACTAAACACCATATATGGAGAAACTGAATAATGGCTAAAAAAACTGCTAAGAAGAAAAAAAGTAGGATGTATTTTACACAAGAAACTGAAGATGCTATAATTAAATACAATAAAGAAGAAAATCCTCACGTGAGGAATATGATATATAGAGAACATATAGATTACCCATTTGATAAGTTAGCTGAAAATATTATCCATACTTTTAAGTTTTATTATTTTGATGTACCACCAAATCAGGTAAAGCATGAGGTAGTGTCATTTCTAGTTATGAATATGCATAAGTTCCAAGAAGGTAAGGGGAAGGCATTTTCATATTTTAGTATAGTAGCTAAAAACTATTTAATCTTACATAATAATAATAACTATAAAAAATTAAAAACACATAGTGATTTAGTTGTATTAGATCGCAAGAGAAACTATTCAGCTGAAAGTACTATTGATTCTAACGTATTTAGTAAAATTGAGTTTATTAATCAGATGCTAGAATACTGGTCTAATAATATGACTAATATCTTTAAAAAGCAAAAGGATATTAACGTGGCTGATGCTGTGCTTCATTTATTTAGAAACAGGACAGATTTAGAGATTTTTAATAAAAAGGGCTTATATATTCTAGTCAGGGAGATGACTGGATCTAAGACTCAACATATTACTAGAGTAGTAAATGTGATGAAGCAGCACTATTATGAGATCGCTCAACAATTTGTTAATTTAGGTCAGGTAGACACTAAGAATACTGGGTCTATTTTTTAAAAGAATTTTTAAAAAATACAACATATAGTAATTAAAAAGCTTGACACCGTCAAGCTTTTTGTTTTTATACATATTTTTTAATTATGTTATATTTATACATAAGTTATAAAAATTATTTATCAACATAGGAATATAATATGGGTGTAGAATATGAAGTGTTTGGAGGTAAGTCTTTATCATCACTTTTTGAAGACATATATAATAATTCAAAAAGAAATAAAGGTCAGCTTGAAATATTAGTAAAGGAAGTATCTAGTTTTATAAAAGACGGCGATATGGCTATACAGTTGATTCCTATGATAAAAGAATATCTTGAAATTAATGTAAAGAATGATGAGCAATTAATTAAATTAGCAGGCATAGTTCAAAAATTAGCAACAGCAGAACAACGGGTTAGTGGTGATGATGAATTTGGTTTATCTGATGATGAGAAGAGTCAGCTGATGAGAACTTTAGATAAAACTGCCACTCGACTTCAAAAGAAAAGTGATTCTATTAATAAGGAAATAGATAGGGTAAATTAAATATGGCTTGGACTGATAATTCTGAAAATATAAAAGATTTACAATATTCTAAACAGGGATTTACTACTGAAAAAGAAGTAGCTGATTTAATTCAAGAGAGATTTTCAGATGTATCTAAATTCTATGAAATGGAAGTCGCTGAAGTTGTTGATGTTATATTATCTAAAGATGAGTTACCTGATGTGTTTGATGAAGATTATCAGCCAGAATGGGATGAACTAGATTATTCATATATAGGATATATTAAAGCTCGCATGATAAATAGTGAAGCTGGAAAGGCTAGCCCAGACTTGAAATGGCTACGGCCGTTAGATACTAATATAAAAGAATACCCACTAAAGGGTGAGTATGTAGTTGTAGTATCCCATTTTCATAGACAGTTTGGATCCAAACATCAACCAGGTGTACGATTCTATAGTCAAAAAATAAACTTATTACATAGTGTAAATAATAACGCGATGAATGGTATAGGATCTATAGGTGATAGAGATTTCGATCCCGATTATGTAATAGGGGATGTGTTCCAGATAAACTCTGATATTAGACAAGTTCAACCATACGAGGGTGATATTATATTTAATGGGAGATTTGGGCAATCTATTAGGTTTGGTGGAGGTGATTCATTTTTACAATCACCTAATATAAAAATTAGAGCTGGTCAATTAACAGATGCTGGAATATTTGATGTCGAAGATCAAAATGTGGATTTTGAAGAAATACCCCTCAAACCTGTGGTTGAAGATATTAATGCTGATGGGTCTTCAGTTTGGTTGACAGTGGATGGTGAATTTCCAATTCCATTAATCCATGCTGATGGTTTTGTGGGCCCAAATGATCTTGAAGGTAAATCAATTATAGTGAATTCTGATAAAATTATAATAAACGCAAAAGCTGGTCAAATATATCAAAGCGCATCAACTGAAATAAAATTATCTGCACCTAAGATCATGTTAGGCGATACTTCTAAAAGCGATGGTGCTATTCCTCACGGCACGTTGTTGTTGGCAGCGCTGGAAAACTTGATAAGTATAGTGTCCACTCTAGGAACTACACCATGTGCTAATGCAGTGCCCTTAATGCCTGCTATTGACGCTCAACTTTCAGGTGTGTTGGATACATTAGAAAAAGCCATGGATACTGTCGGGCACATTTCTTTAAATGAAGATTAGATAGGAGTTATAATTATATGAGTATAGCAGATGAATTAATGAAACAAGTTACAAGTCAAATAGATATTGGTGCTCAATTAAAGCAGCATGCTAATAAATTATACACCGACGCTATAATGGGTGTTGACATAACAGAAGAGTTGGGTAAAGTTCAGACTTTGGTTGATGAAGTTAACAGTGCTCAGCAGACACTAGTGAGCATTCAGGAGACTGCTGAAACCGCTAAAACTACAACAGAGACGGTGGTTGCTGCTCAGAAGGCAGCTTCTATATCAGGTGCGGGAATAGCAGCACCTGGTATGACTGCTAAATATTTACAAGAAGAAGCCGCCAAAATAGCAGATGATCTAAAACCCGTTCCTGATATGGTGAAGGGGATGATAGGTGTGTTGGGTAAAGATATAAAAGATGTGGTAAAGATAGTAACTGAAAAAATCCCAAAGGTAATAGGAGTTGATAATGAAGAAAAATGATTTTATCAAAATAATAGAAGCAATTGTACGTAAAGAAGTTAAAAAACAAGTAAATGATATATTTATTAATAAGGAACAACCCCCACTAGAATTGTCAGATATAACCGATGTTGTGGATACTAAACCTAGAACTAAATATTCTAAGAATGAAGCTATAAATAAAGTTTTAAATGAAACTAAAGGTGGGTTATCTCAAGGGCGAGAATCATATCCTACAATGGGTAGCGGTACGTTTGATAGTACACGTATGCGCGAAATAATGGGACACAACAAATCACCAGACTCTATGAGAGAATTATCAGCAGCTCAAACTGCAAATGCTGCTGGTGTTGATCTAAATAAAGTTCCTGAAAGTGTTGTGAATGCATTGACTAGAGATTATAGTGATTTGATGAAGGTAATTAATAAGGATAAATAAAATGGCAAGTGCAAGAGAAAAAGATTTAGATCCTGATGTTTGGATTGGATTGAGTTTTCCTTTAGGCAGGAGCTCATCTGGATTCTTTCCTCAAACACAAACCACATTAGAGCAAGTTAAATCTAACTTAAAAAACTTATTGCTAACTAACAAGGGCGAGAGATTGGGTCAACCTGAATTTGGTTCTAATTTGTATAAAACCTTGTTTGAAAATATAGACTCTGATTTGACGTCATCAGTAGAAGAGGAAATTAGGGGTGCCATAGGAAGATGGTTACCTTATGTTAATGTTGAAAACGTAATAGTAACATCACCTGATATGATGCCTAATAGACTTGAAATAGAAATTAAATATAGTATAACATTAGAACCCGACAGGAATGATTCTTTATCGTTATCATTCGATTTGCAGGGATAGTGGAGAATTTAAATGGCAACACCAACAAAGAAAATATCAAAAGAAGTTAGATATCTCAATAAAGACTTCGCTGGATTTAGGGACTCACTTATAGAGTTTTCTAAAATATATTTTCCAAACACATACAACGATTTCAACGAATCAAGCCCAGGAATGATGTTTATTGAGATGTCATCTTATATAGGTGATACGTTGTCTTATTATATAGATTCTCAGTTTAAAGAATCCCTATTAGCGTTTGCTGAAGAAAAGCGTACTGTATTTGAGATGGCCCAGACTTTTGGATATAAGCCTAAATTATCAAGTCCTGCTGCTGTGGATTTGGATGTATTCCAAACAGTACCTTCTATAGGCAATCCTGATAGCATAGCACCCGATCTAAGGTATGGTTTAGAAGTTCCATCAGGGCTTGAGGTGAAATCAAAGAGTGGAGTGACCTTTAGGACGTTAGAAGATGCTAATTTTAAATATTCGAGCTCTATGGACGATATGGAGACTTCAATATACGAAACTGATGCAGATGGGTTAGTTTCAAAATATTTACTTAAAAAAACAGTTAAGGCTGAAAGTGGGCTTGTTAACACTGAAACGGTATCTATAGGATCTGCTGAGAAGTATAAGCGAATAATATTAGATAAATTAAATATAATTCAAATCATTAGCATAACAGATAGTGACTCTAATTCTTGGTATGAAGTTCCATTTCTAGCTCAAGACACTGTATTTGATGATGTTGAAAACACATCAGCGGGCGATAGTGAACTATCACAATATAGTGATGATACCCCGTATTTGATAAAGTTGATAAAGACCCCACGTAGATACACTACATTTATTAGATATGATAATAAGACTGAATTAAGATTCGGTGCAGGTATATCAGATAACCCTGATGAGGAGATAATCCCTAACCCTGATAGTGTGGGGTCATCATTACCAGGGAGCCCTAGTTACTTAAATACAGCGTTTGATCCTTCAAACTTTTTAGCAACTAAATCATACGGTCAAGCACCTTCTAACACAACACTCACTGTTACTTACTCATATGGTGGTGGAGTTAAAGATAATGTAGCTCAAGGTGATTTAACGCAAATATCATCAGTATCATATAATATCAATGACACTAATTTAAATTCAAACGCGGTTCAAGATTCTAAGAATTCTGTCGCAGTTTTAAACCCCATTGCTGCTACTGGTGGTAGAAGTGAGGAATCGATACAAGAGATTAAGCATAACTCATTAGCTTATTTCCAAGCACAGCAACGGGCTGTTACTAAGGAAGATTATATTATTAGAACATATGCACTACCCGCTAAATATGGAAGTATTTCAAAAGTATATATAGTTCAAGATGATCAACTAAATAAAGCTAACGATGAGCTCCTTACTTTTAATAAAAAGAAAAAGAAAAAATATAAAGCGGCTGCTAGAATAGCCAATCCCTTAGCTCTGAACATGTACACTTTAGGATACACAGCTGATAAGAAATTAATCACACTTAACGAAGCCACTAAGGAAAATATAAAAACTTATATAGGTCAATATAGAATGGTGACTGATGCGGTGAATATTAAAGATGCGTGGGTTGTAAATATTGGTGTAAAATTTAATATTATAACTAAAAGAGGTTATAATAAAAATGACGTTTTGTTAAAAGCTATCCAAAATATAAAAGGGTTTTTTGATATAGATTCATGGCAGATTAATCAACCTATTATACTATCAGACATTGCATATAAATTATCTCTAGTAGATGGTGTGGCATCTATAGTACCACCTAAAGATGACAATCCTCAAAACCTACCTATATTAGTAACCAACAAGTGGAGAACGTCTGATGGGTACTCTGGAAACATTTATGATATAGATTCAGCTATTAAAGATGGGGTGTTATACCCATCAATGGATCCTAGTATATTCGAATTAAAATACCCCGATATTGATATAGAGGGTAGAGTAATGGGAGATTATTAATGTACTATTTTGAATATGGATCACAGGATGCGACGCTATACGAATCATCTCAAAGTATGAATTCAGGATTAGATAGTGTAGTTGAAATCCGGAAAGATGTTAATGCTAATGCTTCAGTTATAAAAGTTTCTAGAGGATTAATTCAATTTGATGTGACTTATATTTCAGAATCAATTGCCTCAGGCTTAATGCATAGTGCATCATTTTATCTCAACATGTATGATGCTAATCCTGATAATTTAAATTTTGATACAACCCAAACGTTGTTAGCATATCCTGTAAGTCAGAGCTGGTCAATGGGAGTGGGTAGCTATAGCGATACTCCTATTACAACAGAAGGTGTGAGCTGGAAATATAGAAATGGTGAAAATGATGGGACACAATGGATCAGTGGTTCTGATGATACTGGGGGTGCTTGGTATTCTGGAAGTGGGTATGAAGCATCACAATCATATGATATAGATTCCAACGATATGCGAATGGATGTTACTGATATTGTGAATAAATGGGTAGATGGCACTATTCCTAATAACGGGTTTATCTTAAAGAGAAGTGGGAGTTTGGGTAATTCAGACGTCAATACACCTGAAGGTGATTCTAATAAATACGGCAACTTTAGTTTCTTTTCGAGAGAAACTAATACCATATATCAACCCAAGTTGGAAGTTGAATGGGATGATTCGACGTGGTCGACTGGATCGTTGGATGAGTTAACGTCAGGGGATTTGGATGATATGACGTTATATATGAAGGGACTGCGTGTTGAATATAAGGAGTCATCTAAGACTAAATTTAGAGTTGTTGGTAAGGAGCGATTCCCGACAGCTACATGGGCCACTACATCTGACAATCTCACTGTAAAATATCTTCCAAGCGGTAGCTCTTATTATCAGATCAAAGACTCTCATAGCGGTGATGTGATTATGCCTTATGGAACAGGGTCATTGTTAAGTTGCGACTCATCTGGGAATTATTTTAATATGTGGATGAACGGATTGCAATCTGAGAGATTCTACGATATCGAATTTAAAGTTGTTAGTGGCAGTGGAACTGTCGATGAAACTATTCAATATTTCGATGGTGGTCATTTTAAAGTTGTGATATAATATGCCATATTCATTAAAGGAATTAAAAAATAATCAATTTTGGAATGACATCCAAGATGCTGATGAAAAGGAGTATAATGATAAAATAAATCTAGAGTTTGATAAAATGTCAGCATCAGGGTCAACAATGAGCTCTAATCAGAATATGAGGGATGCTAATGGTAACATGCTGTTGTTTGAGGACGTAAATTCGGGTATGGGATTAAATATGCCTCACCAGTTTATTTCAGTTTTTAGTTTACGTAGAAAGTATAAAAGTGGCCCAGCTATTGATCTTATATTAAAGAGGGATATTACTCAACTATTCCCTAAAAGTAAAACCAACATCAACACTAATATAATCACAGGATCTGTTACACAAACGGACCCGTCAGATACAAGTTCTGGTGGGACTTCGGATACAAGTTCTGGTGGGACTTCGGATACAAGTTCTGGTGGGACTTCGGATACACAGGTAGGTACGCCTACACTTACAGTTGATCCCATATCAATAATAACTAACCCAGATTCGACTATATACGCTGAACAGGGGGTTGATGATTATGTTGAGATCGTAGTGGATGTTAATGGCACTGCACCTATATTTCGATGGTATAAAGAATCTATCCCATTAGTAAGCAGCGAGGCTTTTTCTGGAGTTTATACTAAAAAATTAAGAATAACAAACCTCAACGTTGCAAACAGTGGATATTATAACTGCGTTATAAGTAATTCTAAATCGACTGTTTCCTCTACAAACGCATTAGTTGCAATTGCAACAGAACAAGATACTGGTGGGGGTCAAGGTGTATGTTTCGGCAAGAACGCTAATATTTCAATGGCTAATGGTAAGCAAAAAGTCATACAACGAATCAAGCTAGGTGATGTAGTGAAAACCAAGAATGGTATAGCAGTCGTCAGCAAGATATATAAAACACCAATTCACGGTCTACATAGAATGGTTAAATTAAACGGAATGTATTTGACAGACGGTCATCCAGTTTGTATAAATAATAAATGGAAGACTCCTGATGAGGTTAAGCCTGCTGCTATGAAATATGTTGATTATTTATATAATTTAGAATTAAAAGGTGGTGATACAGTGTATGCTAATAATACATTATCAGCTACTTTAGGTAAATGGAATAATATGGAATCTTTTTATAATTGGCGGAATATAAATAATGTCTAGTAAATTAAATAACAAAGACACTGAGATGTTAGTATTAACTGGAAATGTTCCAGTTAATGGGTTCGGCACGTTCCCTACAGATTTTGTTGAAGTGCACGTGTATGATTCAGAAGGAGTTCTTTTAAAGTCTAGTAGAACTTCTGATTACATAATAGGTGGTGAAATAAAAATGCAGCCCGGTAGTGATCTTAGAAGGATGGGATTTCGTAGGGGAAAATATAAAGTCAAATATAATTTTTTAAGAAGAAAAGCTGGTGATGATAAATACGTTGTTATTGATAGTGATAATAAAATATTTTCAGGGGATTATCACGTGGATGATGATGGTAGAATTTATAAGGGGAAGATAAAACCTATTGATGGGTCTCCCGTTGTTGAATTGGCTATTAAACCTTATAAATATTTTATACACGACATATCTAAGAACAGAAGTGAAATACGAATAGCCCCTATAGGTATATCTGATTACAGATATAAAACCCCATTTAGTAGACTGGGGAGTGAGTGGATTACTACGAGCCCGGCTGGAGATGTTACTATAGATTCTACAGACCCCACAATATTACATTTTGATGCAGATTCTTCAGGGTTTAATAAAAGAATGAAGGGTGGGTTTATAACTATCAAAAATGCGTTTTTAGTTGGCTATGAACAAACTATAGTAGGGTATAACAATATAGGCCCAAATGAGTCACATCTTCCAGGAGATTCACATGTCCCATAAAAATATACATTCTGTGTTGTGGGGTGGTGGGAGCAACACCGTTAAACTTAGAATGATTGAACTAGGAGATGGTGGTGGGTCTGGTGGAGGCGGCGCTGGGGGTGGTGGATCATCCAACAACACCAACACATCTTCTAACACTAACAATTCACCACCTGCTGGATGGTCTTCTTGGGGCGATTATGATGAATGGAATAATGAAGGAGGAGGTGATTTAAGTGATAGATCTCAATATGGGTGGGTTCAACCATCGAGTGATGAATCAAGTAATCAAACTCCTCCAGTAGAAGAAGATTTCGAAGACGATGAGCAGATACCAGATACGCCTGGAGATCCCCAAGCTAACGATCCTGGGTATGATGCAATATATGAGACTACACCTATATATGCTGATTATACAACTAAGATATCCGAAATATTATCACCAACGTCTATTAAGGTTGAGACTACATGGGAGAATAGAGCTAACACACACCCTGATGTTATATCTACAGAGTATAGTGGTCTAGAGACATATCCATTTAAGAACCCTAAAATTAAATTTAAATATCAGAGTAGATATGGGTTAAATAATTATTTAAATTTTGGTGGTGATAATTTATTACTCACTACCAATTTTATCCAAGATAAAGTTACATTTGAAAAGTCACCATATTCAATGGTATATAAATTATATGATAAGCTTCCCTCAAATATAGTTAAAAAGGATTATTGTTATGTTGTTGAAGAAGTTCTCCCACCTATTGAAGAGGACGTATTTTTAATAGACTTTGTTGAAGAAGACGTCGATGCTGTAGTTTTAAGGAACCCAAAATTAAATGATGTCGATTTCCCTATTAATATCAGAACTACCGATTATAAAACATACGATACCTTACTAACATCAGACGGCGATATAAGAGATGAATTAGAGAACAAATTACTCAGTGGTAGCTCTGACAGCGTTGAACTCAACGTCGATTATTCTAGATATAAGAACTTCATCAATTTTAGTTCAATAGAAAAACGTATACGTAATTTTAAATACAAGCTAGATCAGATTGAAACGTATAGTGCTAATAGTGCATCACACGCAACTAATAACACACCAGTTACTGCTAGTTTAACTACAGAGATTAATAGGTGGATGTTAAAACGACGTGAAACTATAAATGGATTTGATGGGTTTGAAAAATATATGTATTTTGAAAGCTCATCGTATGTTACTAGTTCCCTAGGGGAATTTTATGAAAACTCATGGCCAAAGACTAGTGGTGATGGGACATTTGCATCACCTTACGTGTTATCTCACACAACATCATCAGAAGGAGTTGATTGGTTTGATGCTCAAATTTCAAGTGCGTCTTTATATGATACGCTAAACCCTAATTATTTATTAAACAATTTACCATCATTCGTTGTAGAAGATGATTCGAATCGATCATTTTTAGACTTTGTAAAAATGACCGGGCATTATTATGATGATAATATATTTCTATACATTAAAAACATGACATCACCATTTAATACAAGGGATGGGTTACCTGATGGTATGTCAAAAGAGTTAGTGTTTGATGTTGCTAAGTCGTTTGGGTTCAATTTAAAAGATGGCAAAGATTTGGTGGAACTCCCATTATACCATATGGGGTATCAGCAGACGGGATCTGAATCTCCGACTGTTTATTCTGTATCATCAACTCAAGATATCTCTCGCGAGATATCTAAACGTGTTTTGAATAATATGCCTTTCTTTTTAAAAACTAAAGGAACCGCTAGAGCTTTAAAAGGTCTTATAAATTGTTATGGTATTCCATCATCTATACTTAGAGTTAGAGAATACGGAGGCCCTGATATACCAGGATCTGCTACATCTTACTCTATCACTAAAAAGTTTACCAAAGCATTGAATTTCAAAACCGGCCAGTTTATAAAAACAACATGGATTGATAACGTTGATAGTGGACGTAAACCAGATACTGTTGAGTTTAGATTTAAGAGTTTAGCGAGTGATGGTTCAACTAATAGAGTATTGACCCAAAGTGGGGCCAGTTGGGCTCTCAGATTAATAGACAATGGTTCTGTTGATAATATAGGGAGAGTCGGATTTATAATGTCTGGGTCAGCAGGTTACTCTGAAGTATCTTCGTCAGAACTACCAGTGTTTGATGGTGAATTTTATTCAGTGATGTTAAATAGAGTATCATCATCTGGCGCTCAACTATCAAGTGATAGTGCAACTCAAAATATAGATTATAATTTATCTGTAAAGAAATATGATGCGAGTCGCAGTACTATATATTTATCATCTACAGTTAGTATGAGCGTAGATGGTACTACCAGTTCATCTTACAACTCATCATTTATAGTAGATAACAGCGCTTATATAGGCGGTAATGGCTCTACATTCGGATCAGCATTTACAGGGTCTATGATGGAGTTTAGATACTGGACTACAGCTCTGACAATGTCCGCTTTTGATAACCACGTTTCAGCCCCAAAAGCGTATGATGGTAATCACGCATCAGCTTCATGGGAAGATTTAATATTGAGATATTCTTTTGACGATAATAGCAATTTAGACGTTGATGGTGATATTAGAGATACTAGTTCAAATCAAACGTACTATCAAACGGGTAGTGCATCAGGATATACGGTAGGTAATAGACCTCATTTCAGTTCCGTTGTAGATGAACAAAAAATGTTTGTTCCTAATATAGGACCTAATAGAAAAATATCCAGTAAAATTAGAATTGAAACTAATACTATAGAACCTAACACTGATGGGACTACTACATTAGTAATGAATAAGAGAAAGGAAAAGAGTGCTTTTGATAGTGCTCCTTTAGATTCCAACAAAGTTGGTATATACTTCTCACCATCAGATGCTATAAATGAAGATATAATGCAATCAATGGCTAATTTAGATTTTAACCAATATCTGGGTGATCCTAGAGATGAATATAGCGATGATTATAGAGGGTTGCAAAGTGTGAGAGATTCTTATTGGAGAAAATATACTAGCCCTAACAATCTATGGGATTATATAAGATTGCTAAAATATTATGATATGTCGCTATTTGATAATATCAAGGGGTTGCTTCCTGCTAGATCAAATGCAGTAGTTGGGTTATTGATTGAGGGTAATATGCTAGAAAGATCTAAGGTAGCTATACAACCCAATAAACCATCAGTTGATAATTTATATTATGATACCACTATCGATGTGAGTGGGCATACTGCAGATAGAGTCATATCAATAGGGTCAGATAGCGTTCTCCCATCTGTCGATGGTATAGGTGATGTTAATTACTACGAAGCTTCTAGCTCTTATAGCATTGATTATTTACAAAGACCATCACTTGCTAAATTTAATGGGAATAATTTATATACTACAGCCTCAGTTAATGTAGGAGGGCCTGAGTATGTGTTTATTGAAACAGTTCAACCTATTGTTACTGGATCCAGACCATCAGCTCATAATGAGGTCATGGACTATTTTTATAGTTCTGTAGCTAGCCATTCATTAGATATGCCCAGCTCATCATCATATTCTCCAGCTGATGGTGACACTTCCGCAAGAGAGTCGTTATCTTTTAGGAGACTGTATTTTGAAGGGTGTTTGCAAACTAAAAACACTACACCCGATGGATTAATTCCAGTTGAAGTTACATTAACATCACCTACAGTATTAGTGACTAGTGAACCTGGAGAATCAACATTAAACGTAGATGGGCCCCACTTTACCCCTAAAACAATTGACGGTGAAGAGATTTAAAATAGAACGAAAATTAAAAAGTTTTATATTTATAAATGATAAAGTTTATATTTATAATATCCAACATAAAAGCGTAACCTTAGGAGAAACTAAATGGGTTTTCTTGACAACACGGCCATAACAGTCGACGCTATCCTTACTAAAAAGGGTAGAGAACTGTTAGCTAAAGGCCAAAATGAATTTAACATAACAAAATTTGCATTAGGTGATGATGAAGTAGATTATACTCTATGGGATGTCACCCACCCAAATGGAACTGATTATTACGGTAGTGTAATTGAAAACATGCCTTTACTTGAAGCTTCTCCTGATGAGACTCAAGTAATGAGATATAAATTAGTAACTATGCCAAAAACAACGGCAAGGATGCCTATATTAGAGTTACCATCACCGTCATTAGCGTTTAATGGGGACGGAATCACTCAAACTATTACACCTAACACTAGGAATGCGTCAGATGCTAATGGCGGATACACTTTCATTCTACACAATTCAGATCTTGCGAGAATGATTCCGGTATCTGGAGCTTCTGTTGAAACGGGTGCTACTATTCCATTCTTCCTAAGTGATGCTGATTCTAAATCTACAATAACAGTAACTGCGTCATCTGTGAATTTAATTTCTAAGGTGGTTACTGTTGCTACAACAACACAGTTAACTGTAGTGGGTAATGAGACGGGTGCGACTTATACAATACAAGTAACAGTCAACCCATCACCATCATCTATTTCAGTGTAAGGGGATAAAAATGTCAAATAATAAAAAACTAATTTGGGGTGGGGTTGATAAAACACCTATTCCTAAAATGATTGACTTCGATTTTAGTAACTTTCAATTACCACCGGGCGGCTTTTCTCTGTCACCACCAACATCACCTTCAGTATATACTATATTTGATCAGAATAACGATGTTGTTGAAAATATGCAACAGACTGTGTCTTCAGGGATGTGGACTGGTGGTAGTGGTACACTCTCATCATTTTACACTTCATCAACACAAAGTGGTAGTAATGGGGAATATTATTACAACGTATATCAAGCTAATTACACATCAGCTAGCGCTGAAGTTCAATTCTCAGTTTCATATGGTCATTTAAATGGAAGTGGTTCTGAAGGTGGTATTGGTGATTCATCAGGTAATAGAGCATCAGCTGCTATATATAGACAGATGAGGAATATGTTATTAGGCCCTAACGATAATCAATTCACATTTGCTCCTAGTAAAGATAAAGATCAATTTTACATGATGTCTATCAACAGGTCCAGATTACGTGAAAAGATGGATCCGGGGAATTGGGAACTTACTTTGACTAAAGGTGCTAAGACTATACATCTTATAGATGATAGTGGTGCTACAACTAACCCATCAGTTAATAGTGGTGGTCGTGTTTTTAACATAGTTAGTGGTTCAATATCGACAGGCACCGCTGTTTATGAAACTACAGCAGCGAATGAAACTGTAACTGGTGCTCCGGGTTTATTTTACCCAGATTTAGGTATCATGATACTGAATGCTGATTGGTTAGACGGCTCTGGAAATCTAGCGTTAGCCACAGTAACGGGCTCTGATACTAATAATAATAATAGTGGTCGTATGTTTGATGCTATAGATGACGGCGTTGAATTCATAGCACGTAGGGAAGAAAATATAAACTCTACTCATTATTTTTGTAGAGCTAATAATAAGAAATATAATTTTAGCACCAACCCTACATTTTTTACAGGGTCGGATGGTTCATTTACTAATACGTCATTTTTTAAAGATCCTAAAACGTACATTACTACAGTTGGATTATATAACAATAGTAATGAATTATTAGCGGTAGCTAAACTAAGTAAACCGTTATTGAAATCATATTCTCGTGAGGCTATAATCAAAATTAAGCTTGACTTTTAATATCGGATAAATATCATGTTCAAAACTTTGAACCCAAACGATGTTTCGATAAAATCATTTAAAGTATATAAATCTTTTAATTTTACTCAGGCTGATAGCGGCAGTAGTGTTTTTGGGCTAGAGGGTATTAGTGGAAGCTTATATGCGTTCGAGTTATCATCGTCACCTTCAAGATCATTCACTAAAGACACTGCTCCTTACTCACAATCGTTTTATAGTGAGCCATTATACTATGAAATCAAACGATTATATTACACTACATCAGATCAGCCTTTTAATTCATTTGGTGGTAATAATACTAAAAAAGAACTTAGGCAGTTACATAATAAATTCACTTTACTCACTATACCTCAAGAATTTGTAGGTGAAGGTATTAAACCTGGATCAATTCAAATTACAGATAATAGTGGGCCTACTACTTTAGATTTAAGGGATGATGGAAACGGTAATGTATATGATTATCAATACTCATCAAGCTTTGCTGCATATTCAAGTGGTGCATTTGCAGATACAGATACATTAACTGCTGAAGGAAGTGGCAGTGTTATAGGTAATGCTTTTTATCAACACGGGTTAGTCACTATAACAGATACAGGTTCTATGTACGCATCATGTAGTTTAGGTGATGGGGCAGATGGCTTTGAGGTTGATTTTAAATCAACTATGACATTAAATGAATATGAATATACATGTTTAATAGGTCCTAATGAATTTAATTTTTCTAAAAATATAAGTGTCACTCAAGATCGTAGTGGAAGTATTAGTATAGCGAATGTAACGAGTGATATCTCAAAGTTTTTCCCACCAGGTGACAATCCAGGAGAAGGTACTGGTTCATTTTCATCAACATATTCAGCAACTGAGTATTTAATAGGGGAAGCTACACATTCAGATTTTAGTACGTACGTTACATCAGTCGGTTTATATAACGACTCTAATCAATTATTAGCTATAGGTAAACTAGCTCAGCCCATAAAAAACGACCCTGAATTAGCATTAGGAATAGTTGTTCGATTTGATATATAAATAAGTGCATTTTATCATTATATGAGATAAAACACTAATATATATTATATTTATATAATACAACTTAACGGGAGAATATAGTGAACGACCAAACGCTTAGCCTTGTCGAGCGAATGACAGGTCAATATGGTTGGTTATTTTTAGTGGGTATAATTACTCTTATCTTTCAAAATACCATAAGAGAAATAGTAGACGGGCTAATGGTCTTTTTAGGAAACGATTACAATGAAGATGATGTTGTAGACGTTGACGGTGAACCTGGAAGAATAGTGCGAGTGGGTATATGGAAAACTGTATTTTTTATATATCACCTAAAAGATGGGTCGGTAGTAGGAGGCTCTAAATTAGTAGTAGCTAATTCAAAATTAAAGGATTTGAAGATAGAAAAGCCATTAGCTAATTTAGACTTATCAAAATACAAAAAATAATTTATTTATATATTTATATTATTAAGAACTATTAAATAGGGGTGTAAATTAAAATGAAAAAATCAGAATTAGTTCAGATAATTAGAAACGAATTAAAAAATCTTAGTGAACGAGTTGCTAGCCCAATGTCTTACAAACTTAGAGATGCTCAAGATGCTATTGAGTATATGATTGAGCAAGGACCTCTTGAAGATGAAGATGTATACTCTAAACCAGGTGATGCTATGAAACATTTATCTATAGCTCAAAAAGCACTTAGTAAAATAAAATGAAAAAAAATAATATGGGTGGTGTTGTGAATGCCCCATCTAAAGAAATAAAAGATGAAATTGATGAAACTTTAGCTGACGACTTATTCTAATGGATCATAATTCAGTGCAGCTTTTAATTGAAAATTTAGCAGGGAGATATGGTTGGCTATTTATAGCAGCTATATCAGCATTATTTTTTAAAAATATGATAAATAACACATTTGCAGGTGTTATGTTTTTATTAGGAAGTGATTTTGATGTGGATGATGTAGTGTATATAGGTGGTGTGAAAAAAGCAAGAATAGTTAGACAAACTTTATTTAAAACTGTATTCCATTTAATTGATACTGATAGAAAATTGATTATACCTAATACATCTCTGTATGGATTAAAGTTAGAGAAGGTACTACCTGGATCTAAAAACGGAACTGAATTATAATGGCATCTCTAAAAGAAATGTATATGCTATATGAACGTGTTGATTATATAGATATAGCTGAGGTAATTGTTAAGTTGTATAAACTCAAGTCTAAAGTAATAATATCTAGAGGATCAAATAAAGCTGAATATAATATGGACACTGATACTATCATTATTAGACCGTCATATAAGTCAATTAAGGATTTCATTATAACAGTATTACATGAGATAAACCATGCAATGGATGCTTCGAAGCTGGGTAAGTCTAAGTATAAAAGAGCATACGAATTAGCTGGATCATATGCTATAGCTGATGGTGGCGACTTCCACGATGATAATAAGTTTGAAAAAAAAGCTGAAAAGTGGGCACATTCAGAATTTAAAAAACAATATATATCAGATCTTATAAAAAAACTTTGATTGTTTTTAAAAAACTCTGATATATATTATTGTAGTCAGTACTGCGAATACAAAATAGGTTTTAACTAAAATGTTTTAATATAACTTTTAGTCTGAAATTAGTGTACCTATTACATATATTCATCTGTGCTGATTACTAATTAAATAATAATAATTAACTATTAAATAATAATAATTAACTATTAAATAATAATAATTAACTATTAAATAATAATAATTAACTATTAAATAATAATAATTAATAATTAACTAATTATATAGTAGTATTAATAATAATACAAATAAGTTATTTATATGAAAACTTCAAGTGCTAAAGCTAAAGGTCGAAGACTCCAACAGAATGTCAGAGATATATTACTAGAAACATTCTCAGATCAATTAGAGCCAGATGATATCCGTTCAACATCCATGGGTGTATCGGGTGAAGATCTGCAACTATCACCCTCAGCTAGAAAATTAATCCCATACTCTTGGGAAATGAAAAATCAACAAAAACTCAATATATGGGATTCGTTAGATCAAGCTGATGCTAATAGTGGATCATATACTCCAGTATTAGTATTCAAACGCAATAGGACTAAAACATATGCTGTAATAGAGCTTTCAGAATTTGTTAAGTTAATAAAGGATAATAGTGGATAATAGTGGATAAACTAGTTTATTTGTTAAATAGGGTTATAGGTAATTCCGGTAAAAAACTTAGAAAGGCTGATGAACGTATATGGAATTGCCCATTCTGCTCCCACCACAAACCCAAACTGCAGATTAATTTGAAATCATATAATTGGCATTGTTGGGTATGTAATGTAAAGGGTAGATCATTTTTTCAATTGTTTAAAAAACTAAATACATCAGTTGAAAATTTCAATGAGCTTAAAGAATTAACGGGCACGTCAATATATGAATATTGTGGCGATAAATTAAAATCAGATAATATACAACTACCACCTGAATATACACCCATACTATATGAAAACAGCGGCCCTGTATTTAACAGAGCTAGTTCATATCTAAAATCAAGGGGAATAACGCACAGTGATATACTAAAGTATAATATAGGGTACTGTGAAACCGGAGTTTATTCTAATAGAATTATAATACCATCATATGATGATACAGGTAATTTAAACTACTTTATAAGCAGAGATTTTTATGATAGCAGTATGAAGTATAAAAACCCAATAGGCTCTAAGGATGTTATCGGTTTAGAGTTATTTATCAATTGGGATGAGCCTATAAAAATTGTTGAAGGCATTTTCGATGCGATAGCTATTAAGCGAAACGCTATACCGCTATTTGGTAAAACTATACTACCTAAATTGAAGAAGAAGATAATAGAAAAAAAGGTTACAGACATCTACGTTTTATTAGATGAAGATGCTATAAACGACTCTATGAAAATGATCCAAGAGTTTATGGATAATGGAATTAACGTGTACTTCACAAATCTCACTGGGGGTGACCCTAGCGATATAGGGTTTGCCAAAATCACCCAGTTAATATCAGATACACATAAGATGAGTTTTTCAGATTTTATTAAGCAAAAGCTGGTCACTAAGACTAAAAATATATGGGATAATTTTTCAATTTGAAAAATACTAAAATAAAAGTTAAGTTTGATAAGTTAACGCAGATATTTCATATTTCAGATATACATATTAGAAACTTAAAAAGACACAATGAGTATGAAGCTGTGTTTAGTCGTTTATATTCTAAGATATCATCACTCAACGACGGATCTAGTATAATATATGTGGGGGGCGATATAGTACATGCTAAAACGCAAATGTCTCCTGAACTGATACATCTCACATCTGATTTTTTCAAAAGATTAGCAGACATATCACCCACATTAGTTCTTATGGGTAATCATGATTGTAATTTAAATAATAGAAGTAGAATGGATGCACTGTCTCCAATAATAGAAAATTTAAATCACAAAAATTTACATTATATGAGAGATAGTGGAACCTTTGATGTAGCAGACACTACGTTTACAACATGGTCTGTTTTAGATAGTAGCGATGATTACATATCAGCTAGTGATGTAGTAGGAAAAACTAAAATTTTATTATTTCATGGTACTATAGATCACTCTAAAACTGATATGGGATTTGAATTACCGTCAGATGTTAAGTTGTCAATGATGGATGGGTATGATATGGTATTATTAGGGGATATCCATAAAGCACAAACGTTGCAGCGATATTCAACTAAATCTAAAATAAAAAAACCTATAGTGAGGTTTTGTGGAGATCTCATACAACAGAACCACGGTGAGTCTTTGAAAGGTCACGGAATGTCTGTGTGGGATGTTGAAGATAGATCATATAAGCATGTGGAGATACCTAACGATTATGGTTACTACACTATGGATATAGAAGATGGGGTAGTCCCTGATGTTGATGATGTACCTGATAAGGCTAGAATGCGCATACGAGTATCTAATACTACTGAATCTGATTTAAAGAAAGCCTTAGCTATAATCCATAAAAGACACGGTATAAAGGATGTAGTTGTTAATCGCAATGGTAAGTTGATTGACAGGGTACGTGGAAGTTCTTTAGAAATAGGGGACGTATCAGATCCAAATTATCAATACGAGCTCATCGATGATTATTTAAAACGAAATCATGTGTTAGATGATTCCATTCTATCTAAGATAAAGAATATAAATGAGGCAATGAATTCGGACTTACCAGATGGAGACGTGTCTAGAAATGTAAACTGGAAATTAAAGAAATTTGAGTTTTCTAATATGTTTTCATATGGTGATAATAATACAGTCGATTTTACACATATGATGGGCATTATGGGGTTATTCGCACAAAACGCTGCTGGTAAATCATCATTATTAGATGCGTTATCGTTCTGCTTATATGACACATCTTCCAGAGCATTTAAAGCAAGTAATGTATTGAATAATAAAAAAAATAATTTTGAATGTAAAGTTAATTTTGAAAGTGCGGGTGTTGATTATTATATTGAGCGAAAGGGTAAGAAGCTAAGTAATGGATCTGTAAAGGTAAATGTTAATTTCTACATGCGTGATGAATCTGGTGATGTTATTTCATTAAACGGAGATCAACGTAGAACTACCAATATAAACATTAAGAAAATTATAGGAACGTTTGAGGATTTTATATTAACATCTATGTCACTCCAAAACAATAATACAGTTTTCATAGATAAGACTCAGAAAGAACGAAAGGAAATATTAGCTCAATTTATGGGCATAGGTGTATTTGATGATTTGTATAATAGGGCTATCGATGAAATATCAGATGTGTCTGCTGTTCTAAAAAACTTTAAACAAAATGATTATGGTATTGAATTAGCAAATGTTGAAAGTGAGTTAGCATCTAAAGAATCCCACCACACGGAACTCAAATCTCAATACTTAACGTTAAAAGAGAAAAGGGTAATTATTGATGAAAAAATATTAGACCTCAACAAACGATTGAAGCCTATAGATGATTCTATATTAGACCTTGATGATTTAGAATCACAAAAAACTATATTGGTTGATGGTTTAGAATCCATAGACACCCAGCTTGGGGTGATATCGTCTACTAGAAATGAGAATATTATAAATGAAGATGAACTTAATATTAGAATAAATCAACACGTTAGTGATAATGTTAATAATTTATTTTTAGAATACAAGCAACACGAATTAGATAGAGCTGAAACTAAAATAGATATAGATAAATTAAAGATAAACGTTAGAAATAAATTAGATAAGATAGAAAAGTTAGGTAATTTAGAGTATGATGATAATTGCGACTACTGTATGAATAACCCTTTTACCTTAGACGCTATAGATACAAAATCACAGTTAGATCACGATAAAGCGCTAGCATCTGAATATGTAGTTAAAATAGATAATCTGGATAGTATATTAGAATCTATGAAATGGGTACATCAAGCAAAAATCGACTTTGATACTTCAATTGAATCTATAAAGAATATAGAGATATCAAAAAACAAATTGGATTCGGAATCCACATTATGTATTGAGATGAAAAAAAACATAATACATCAGATATCATTAATAGAATCTAAGATATTAGACCACAATGAAAAGCAGAGTGATATTGAGTATAATGTAAACATCGAACGTAACTTAGTAGCGTTAGAATTAGAAGTGGTTGATTTAAATGAAAGCATCGTAAGTGTGGATCTCAATATCAATGATGTGTATGGTGATGTTAAGGTGTTGGATTCTAAAAAAATATCAATATTAGAAACAATAGACAAAGTAACTGATCTTGAAGATAGATATGCTGCTTATGAATATTATTTAGACGCTATCAAGCGCGATGGTGTACCTTATGAACTTATAACAAAAGCATTACCTGCAATAGAAGGTGCTGTTAATGATATATTAGCTCAAATAGTAGACTTCTCTATTATATTGGAAATGGATGGTAAGAATATCAACACTTATATAGTGTATGATGATGATAACGTATGGCCGTTAGAGCTGAGTAGTGGTATGGAACGATTCGTATCATCATTAGCTATAAGGGTAGGATTGATTAATGTATCTAATTTACCTAGATCCAACTTCCTAGCAATTGATGAGGGTTTTGGTAATATGGATGCTGATAATCTAAATTCAGTATATCAATTATTTCAATACTTAAAGAGTCAATTTCAATTTACAATGGTAGTGTCTCATATAGAGTCTATGAGGGATGCTGTTGATTCTTTAATAGAAATCAAAAAAGAAAATGATTTTAGTAATGTTAATTATATTTAGATTTTAAAGTATGAACCGGACGTGGGTAATTAGTATTACTCCTCTTTAAACTAAGAATATGTTTATTGATTATAGACGACATAGAATCACGTTCATCTTTAGAATGCACTCTAAACCACTCAATTAAATCTTCATCTATAGTAAACGAAATTATTTTCTTTTTCATATTAACATCCTATATACGTTATATGTATTATTTATAATAAATATTAAAAAGTTTTATATTTATACATAACAACCCCACACTTAGGAGAAATTAGAATGGGTGTAATCCGCCGTTATAATAAACACCAAGGTTTAGAGAAGATAGACGTTCTTATTGATGATACAGCACCTATATCCCAATACTTCAACGCTGCTGAAATCCCTGATGCTATTACTCAAGGGAGAAGTTCATTTTTAATTGGTGGCTCTATTTTATTAAAACGCGGTATAGAGTTGAAGGTTGAAATAGTTTCAGATTTAACTGGTAAAACGATATACACTGAGGCTGTATCTAATTATTTGGAAGGGACATCCCATAGGATATCTATAGAAGTATACAATGATAATGACACTTTTGGAGATGCTACACTTTACATCGTAGGTGAGTTGAATACATCAAAAGTACCAGTACCACCAGAATGGAGAAATGTATATAATGTAAGGTGGACTAAAAAAATATATATAAACGGTGCTGGTGTTAATACACAACCTATATTATTTTACGATCAACCATCTATGTGGGTGAGTGAGGTAGTAAAAGGGTTTGTTGAAACTACAACACCATCTGGATCAATATCACAGAGTGCAGGAACGTTATCAGGCGATCCCACTCCAGGTTCAGCTGGATCTATAATTTCACCCGACAAGTCGTCATCATTACCTAAATTAAAAAATTCATATAAAAGTAAAGTATTCGGTGGTGGTGGTAAAAATGCAGGTATTAGTAGTAGAGGTCGAGCTGTTAGAAGAGCTTCACCTGAGGTTGAAAAATTTAGTATAAATATATCTGGTAGCGATTTTAATGTACAACATGTTGGTGCTAAGCTTACAATTACATCCCCAACAGTAGACACGTCTCAATTTACATTAGAATCATATCATGAAGTACCTACCACATTCACTACTGAAGTAAAGAGTGTAAAAAATAACAACACATTAATACCTGATAATGAGTTCTACGTAACTGATACTCGAACTGGCGATAAAATAACAGTTCCATTAGCAACTAGTAATTATGAATTAGAATACCAACCAGCCCCAACCCATTCAGTTAGTGTAACAAATTTTAGATCATTTGCTGATGTTAGAATTTCAAACATGAGAACGTTTTCGGGCGATGTCCATCGAGTTAAATTGTACGCTAAAAATAAAGACGCATATGGTGATTTTGAGTTAATAGCTGACACTCCAATAGAAAGCCCTGAGTTGTTATATGACACATATTCACCATCAGATTCTAGAAGGATAGGGTATTTTATAGACCAAGACACTATTGATACTTATTGGGAAAGTGGATCATCTACTAACATATCACATGATTCGAGCTTCGTGTTAGACTCAATGCATATATCAGGATCTAATAATAGTTATGGAGATACTCTATTAGTACAGACTACTGGATCATTAGCTATAAATTTTGAACCTAATATAACGTATGTGATTAGAGCTCGTATATTAGGAAACCCTAAAGATAAGCAAACTCAAAATGGAGCTGGGTTCTTTGCTGACAATTCAATTGCTCAGTTGGGATTTTTCCTATCAGGGTCCAATTTTAATTCAAATCACAATATGGGGTCATCTTTTGGGTGGCAAGTAACTGATAATAACTCATCTCCTGGTTGGTTAAATGTAAATGAGGGAGGAGGGTTTACTGATTTTGGTATTGTTGAACAATCATTCACACCACCCACAACTGGATCTGCTATATTGCAAATTGGTGTACAATCTGGAGAATGGTATATATCAGATGTCTCTATAATGCCAGCTACTGATACTGGGTTCTCACCTGATTGGACTAGGTTGATAGCACCCATACCACCATTCACACAAGAACGCCCTGATGATTATGAATTCATTGCTGAGTTTTATGATATAAATAATAATATAGCTGATAATATAGCGCACACGACAGCGTCGACGTTTGAAGGTGGTAATACAGTAATAGGCGGTACTGATAATCTATTAACAGGCTCAGTGTATATAGGAAATGCATTAGCATCAGGTATTGAAATGGCGGGGATGAATTCTGGATTTATACGATCTATAGGTTATGATGGATTTGTAAGTGCATCAGATGGAACTGGACAAAATGGATTTTTAATGTGGTCTGGTTCAATATTACCAGACAGTGGTGATTCATATAATGGTGTTGGTTTAGAATTAGTAGCTACTAGTGAAAGTTATTTTAGATATAGGAGCAATCCTAGCGAATTGGATATTAGAGCTGATGCTTTTTATGTAGGAAGCGACACTACTCAATATATTAGTGGTAGTGGTGGTAACATAGAAATTAGTTCTTCCAATTTTCACTTATCAAGTAGTGGTGATGTAACGATAGCTGGTACTATTACAGCAGAAGCTGGTGATATAGCTGGTTGGTTAATAGCCACAGGATCAGATGGTCGTTCGTTATTAAGTGGTTCTAATATCACATTAGATGCTAGCGGTTCATCATTTTTCATGTCAGATAAAGGACCAAGAAGTGATGCAAGTTATCCTAATGGATTTGAATCATTAGCAGACGAATATTATATGGATTTCACACCAAGTGGAAGTGATGATTCAGCTGGATATTTCGTAAAATTTGGCCCAAACTTCTCTGTTGATCATCAAGGTATTCTAATCGCAAGTGGAGCGGTATTTGAAGGAACAATTACAGCATCCGCCGGTTTAATCGGCGGAGCATCAATAGAAAGTGCGTCATTAGCCTATTCACCATATTGGAGGATATCTGCTTCAGCCGATACATCAGATCCAGTATCATTTATTTCATCAAGTAAATTTAAAGTATCAGCTGGTGGTGTTGTAACAGGATCACAAGTATTATTTGACGGTGGAAAAATCGCTGGTTGGACTATAAGTGGTGATGATTTAACTGCAACAAATATGGCATTACGAGCTGGAGACGCAATAGAAATGGGGGATGCCACTGACCTTAATACTGGAGATGGTGTTTGGATAGGTAATAGTGGTTACTTTAGAGCAGGTGATGCAGATGGACAAAGAGTAGAATTTAATGGTACTAGTTTAATATTAAGTTCATCAAATTTTTTCTTAGGTGGAGCTGATCAATATATAAGCGGTTCCAATGGGTTATTAGAAATAAGTTCTTCAGGATTCTATCTCGATAATGTAGGTAATACTACAATGCAAGGAACTATTACCGCTACAGCAGGTAACATTGGTGGATTTGGAATTAGTAGTGATGCAATTTATTCCAGTAATTTCTTTTTAAGTGGTTCTGCAACAGGAAATGATGGCACAGATGATACTAATTTATTTATTTCTTCAAGTCGATTTAAAGTAACATCGGATGGAGATGTAACAGGATCACAAGTATTATTTACTGGTGGAAAAATTGCTGGATTTGAATTATCAGGAAATACTCTTACTGCGACATATTTTACATTAGATGCTAGTGGTAAATCTATAACTCTCGGCAATACAGCCACAGATGATGTTTTTATTGTAGATGCAGATACTGGTATTCAATTGGGACATAATACATTTTCAAGTGCACCATTTAGTGTAACGAAAGCTGGTGTACTAAAAGCTGAATCTGGGACGATAGCTGGGTGGGCTATAGATGATACATCTATGACTGGTGGTGATATGATTATTCGAAAGGATGGGACTATCGAATCGAGTGGATTTGCGAGTAATGTAGCAGGTAGTGGATTTAGGTTAACAGCAGCTGAAGGTGGATTTCTTGAAGTAGAAAATGCAAAAATTCGTGGTACACTAGCCACAGCTGTATTCGAAAAAGAAACAGTTAATGCGGTGGGCGGACAATTATATGTTGCTAATTCAACCACTTTAACTGGATCGTTATCCAATCAGGGTGGTTTCTACAATTCAACTGATACTACAATGTCTGTTGTAAATGTAACTGGATTTGTAGAAGGTGAAATACTTTCCGCTAAAAAAGTTAGTTCAACTGGATTTGGGACAGAATATTTTAAAGTTGAAAGTGCATCCAGAAACGATTCAAGTAGTGATGTAGATTACGGTGGGAAAATTTATGTTCAACGTGGATATGGATACGGAACGATTGGAGACTCTGGGTCTCTAGGTGGTACTCCTGGAAGTGCCCAAGAATATACAGGCAGTCAAGTAATAGTTTCTACTGGTAAACTTGGAACTGGTTATATAAGACTTAATGCTAATCCAAACGATCAAACCACACCGTATATTGACATAGTAGAAAGAACTGGTAGTGCTATTTATGATATAGAATTAAAAGCAAGACTGGGTGATTTAAGTGGATTAAGTAGTGGGTTGTTATATGGTGAAAATAATCCCGGATTTGGTTTATTTACTGAAAATATATTCCTACAAGGCTCTATTACAGCAAAGACTGGTTCATTTATAGGAGCCGTCCACGTTGGTACTGGTGGAACAATGAAATTTGGTCAAAATGTTTCTTCAACAAATGACGGAATTTTTATTAATACAGATAATTTTTGGTACGATACGGGAAATTTCAAAGTTGGAGATGGAACATCTTTTATTTCTTCATCAGGAGAAATTCAAACTGATAAATTTGAATTAATAACTGATAGAGTTAAAATTTCATCTACTCATGCTTCTATGAGTATTGGAAATGCCCCAACTCTTACAAGTGGAGCAGGAGTATTTTTATCTGGATCAGGTGAATTTAGATTGGGGGATGATGATGGATACATTAAATTTATAGATAATAGTTTTTCAATTGTAGGATCAGATTTAGATATTAATGTTAATCAACTTAATATAAGTGCGAGTGGGTTTACATTATCTTCACCAGAGGCTTCAATGTCATTTGGGGATAGTCAAGAAATATTACTTCATGCTACGGGTGGAACTGGTGGAGTACCGATTCTTAAATTAAGTGGTGGTGAGATATCAGCTTCTAATTTCTTTGTTTCTGCAGAAGGTAATTTAACTGCGAGTAATGCATATTTTGATGGAATTATTTCATCATCTGAAGCTAATTTGGGCGGTTGGACTATAGACTCTAACTCGATTAAGAAGGGAGTAACTATATTAAGTGCATCAAATGATCCTGGATTGTATATTGAAGATGCTCATGGTAATGATATGGTTGTGGTTGCAGAAAAAACGATGTACGAAATTGGATCAGCTCCTGATGAAGCTGGAAATGATAGTTTTGAAGAAGACCCAGATAGTTTATGGTCAACTGATGGTTATCATATAGGTACATCTAACGCATCATTATCAGTTCCAAGTTGGTCATTTAACGCGACTGGACCAATATCTCACTCTATAACAAAAAGAACGACTGATGATGTATTTAGTAATTTCAACGCTGCAGTTCTTGGTGATTTCACATTTGATGTGATACATCCAGGACAATGGGCTCCAACATCTGCATTGAGCAGAAGTTTTGGTGAAGCTAGTTCTTCATATTTGAGTGGAAATACTTATGAATTAACTCAAATAGTAAGTGCGAGTCAAGCTCAAGGGAATATATGGAAAGCTGGTAATGTTGTTTCCTTCGCGGGTGTTGCTAAAATGTCCCATTCACTAGCAGGAAATGGTTATGAGAGAGGATTTCAAAAACAGAGATTTAAAGTAGACTATTGGACAGGTACCGATTGGGAAACATTTATACCTAAGAGTGGAAGTAGATCGATGAAACCTGACGGATTTGTACATTATTCATTGGGGTCACGGTATGCTTCTATAGCAGGTGGTGGTGAGCTACCAGTAAATACTGATAAACTGAGAATAGTTTTATCTGGATCAATAAACCCCGATACATTTTATACTACAACTACTTCTATATATCAAGCTAATGTAATTGACGCGATGACATCACCACCAGGAGCTGCTGATATAGCTAATGTTGACGAAACTATCGTATTGAATGATGACAGTAGTGCTAAATACCCATATACAGAGATAACATTTGATAATTTTAGATTAAGACAATCACAACCAAGAGTGGAACTGTCACCAGATGGATTTCTACTATACTCATCAGATACATCATATATTAAAATGACACCTGAAGGTATTGATATTAGGGGTGGTCAGGGATTTACTCAAGCTAGTACGATGATGGCAGGAGAAAGTAATTCTGATAATGTGGATGTTTATGGTTCATTTGCAGGTCCAAGTTTACAGGCATATACCGCTGATACTAACCCTATTAGTACCACCAGCTGGCCAGGTAATGTTGGTGAGTATTCTATGGGTAATCATAGACACGATCTTGAATTTAGTGTATTAGATACAGTAGCGGGGGAGGGGACTTTCACTTCATTGACGGCCACAACATTATCAGGCATTTTTTCAGGAGCCGTATCAAGCTCTGCACAAATAGCATCTGACATTTCAGGATCGTGGCAAGGTTCAATTGACATTTCAACAGACACTAATTTAGTAGCTGGTACGAATATTAGTTTAAGTGGTGATACTTTAAATGTAGACGATGTGTTTCTTAAAAATAATGCAAGTGATACGACAACTGGAACAATTACTGCCGGTGGATTCACAACTACTGGAACATTAGATATTAGTGGTGGAACATTAACATTAGCGAACAATCAAATTAGTGGAGATAAAGTTGA